CTAGTGTATTCTTTATAAAGAATGCTAGCGGTACGGGGGGCGTATTGCCAGGCGAAGATTTCATTACAGGCTTTGTCACCTATACAGACGTTTTGCCTAGCGGTTTTAGTTCGGTGGCACGAGTAAAAGAAGTGTTTTCATTGCCCGAAGCTGAAGCGTTGGGTATTGTAGGAGATTATTCTGACGAAACAAAAGCAACTGGTAATTTAGCTATTTCTGCAATCGGAGCAAATGGCGATACAGTTGTAATTAGTGTAATTGAGTGGAATAAGACAGTAGTTTTAGGAACGTACACTAAAGTTGCAGGAGATACAACTCCTACACTAATAGCCACAGCCGTAAGGGCTGCAATTAACGCCCTAACAGGCGTGCATGGATATATTGCAACTGGTTCTGGGGTAAACGTGGCACCAACTGCAAGGGCTGGCATGGGTGTATTTCTTAACGGAACATCGAAATTAACAGCGGTATTTACAGGAACTTTGGCAGGTACATTAACCGATTTTAGCGGTGGTGTTGCATCGGTTTTAAAACCTATTCACTACCATATTCAAGAATATTTCAGAGCAAACCCAAAAGGCGATTTATATGTAGGATTATATCCAGTACCAGTAGGTGCGTACGATTTTACAGAAATTCAAACCGTTCAACAGTTTGCAAATGGCAAAATCAAACAAATAGGTGCGTACTATAAAGCAACTCAAACATCTACACACGTAACAGCGGCTCAAGCAGTTGCTACAGCATTAGAGGTGTTAAATATGCCTTTGGTGATTGGTATTTCGGGGGATTGCTCAGCAACAACTATTGGAGCGTTAACAGACTTAGCTACACTAACTGCACCACAAGTGTTTATTAATATTGGACAAGACGGTGCAAATATTGGTAACGACATTTTCCGTTCAATGGCTAAGTCTATAGGCTCAATAGGCGCTCAATTAGGCACTATATCTAAATCTGCTGTTAGTCAAAGCATTGCAGAAGTAGGGGCTTTTAATGTAGTAACGGGAGCTGAACTTGATGTGATTGCGTTTACAACGGGCGAACTTTATTCCGCACAATCTCAAACAGCTTTAGGAAATTTAGAGAATAAAAAATACACGTTTTTGGTAAAGCAACAGCCAGGTTTGGCAGGTTCATACTGGAATTACGCATATACAGCAGTTACGCTTGCAAACGATTTTAGTACGATTGAACGCAATAGAACGATCTATAAGGCTATTCGAGGTGGAAGAGTTGCATTATTACCTTTATTAAATGCAAGATTGACTTTAAATGCAAACGGAACACTAACGCCTCAAAGCATAGAAGGGTATAAGTCTGTTTTAGAGCCGGGCCTAGATGATATGCAAACATCTGGAGATTTAAGCGGTTCGGAAATCGTGATTAACCCCGCGCAAAATGTGCTGGGGACTGGCAAAGTAGCAATTTCTTTGCGATTGCTAGGTGTAGCAATTGGCAAGGATATAGAGGTAGGAATTGGGTTTGTAGCAAAATTAACATAAAAAAACATGGCAAATATACTAATATTAGGAGTAAATTATTCTTGGGGCGATCTCTCTTTAATCCTTTTTGGCGTTCCATTAAGTGGCGTTGGGGGGGTTGAAGTAAAAGCAAAGCAAGATAAGAAAAACAATTATGCTATAGGGAATCAGCCCGTAAGCCGTGGTCGTGGAAGGATAGAATACGAAGCATCGCTTAAGGGCGTGTACTTAGATGAACTAAGACCGATTAGGGCAGCGGCTCCTAATGGCTCCTTACTTCAAATTGCACCTCAGAACATTAAATTGTTACTAGTTTCGACTAATGGCATTCCAGTGATTATCACATTGAAAAATGCTGAATTTATTGAAGACCCATTTTCTGCTACTGAGGGAGATACGAAATTAGTAGTAGACATTCCTTTAATTATTTCGGGCATAGACTATAGATAAACATGGAAATCACACACGAAAACTTAGAGATTAAGAAAAAAGACGCGTCTGAAAAGCTGGAAAAAAGAAGGCTTGAAATTCAAGAAGAATTAAATTGTTTTGTTTACGCTTTTCAAATAGTAGATAAAGAAATGAATCCAGTTGATTTGTTTTTTAAAGCTCCAGATAGAAATGTAGGCTTAACAATAATTTCTGCATACCAAGGGCAAAACATCGCAAAAGCTAATCAATTACTAATGGAATTGTGCTTTTTGAAAGATGAAAGCGACCCTCGAATTAGCCAAGAACAAGTGCCTTTTGAGAAAAAAGCCGAGTACGATGCCTTATATTATGGTGCCGTAAAAGTTTCATCAAATATTATTACGCTTTATGGCGAAATGCAAGCCCTTGAAATAAAAAAAAAATAGAACAATACAAGATTACCAACGAAAGCGGGTTCGGGCAGATTTGGGATGCTCGAATCCGTTTTTATTTTAAGGTAAATCCAAAAAGTTTGACAGATAATGAATGGCACGAGGCGGTAGGGCAGCTTAAATTTATGTTAGAAGAAACCAACAAAATGACGTTTGAATAATGGCTGAAAATGTAGAATATCATATCAATCTAAAGGATGCTGATTTTGCAAAAGGCATGAACAATGCCAATGCATCCGCTGGCCAGTTGGACGGGAAAATGAAAGGTTTAAATCTTTCAACAAGCACCCTTACGAATGCGGTAAAAGGCTTAGGAGTTGCTTTTGGCGCAATGGCAATTATCAACTATGGCAAAGGTGCGGTCGCAGCGTTTCAAACAGCAGGTCAAGCGAATGCACAACTAAAGGCAGGTATTGAAAGTACAAATGGAGCAGCTGGAATGACATTTGAGGAGTTGACAAAGCAAGCTGAAGAGTTTGCACAAGTGAGTTTGCTGGACGATGACAAAATTAAGGATGCACAAGCTCAATTGCTTACGTTTACAAACGTAACAAAAGACAACTTTAAGGAAGCGACCCAAGCAGCCTTAAATATGAGTGCGAAAAACGGTTCAGATGTTTCGAGTGCTGCATTAATGATTGGGAAAGCCCTCAACAACCCTGCTGAGGGTTTATCTAAACTTACCAAATTAGGTGTAGAATTTACAGTTGAACAAGAAGCGCAAATAAAAGCCATGGTTGCGAGTGGCGATGTTATAGGCGCTCAGTCTATAATGCTAAAGGAACTACAAACCGAATTTGGAGGGGCTGCAAAGGCAGCATCGGAAGCCGAAGGTTCGGGCTTGATTATGTTTCAGAAGCGAATGGACGAGGTGCAAGAAAGCATCGGGGGTATGATTGTAAAAGGGCTTGATTTAGTTATGCCAGCCTTAAATAGTTTCGCGGAAACAGTCGAGGGAACAGTTAGTTTTTTGCGAGAATATAGCGCTGAAATTAAAGGGCTTGCCATTGGATATGCAACATATACAGGTATAATGCTAGTTTACAATGGTGTTTTGGCAGCATCTACTTTTATTAGTGCAGCAAATTTAGCAATCACAAAAGGTATTACTACGGCAAGTTTCTTACAAACAGGAGCTATTGCGGGCTTGTCTTTAGCGCAAAAACTTTATTCGGTCATAACAGGTCAAGCGACCATGGCACAAGTTGGACTGAACTTAGCAATGAGCATTAGCCCAGCGGTAGCAATTGCGGGAGGAATTGCCATTTTAGTTGCAGGTGTCGTAATTGCATGGAATAAATTCGAAGGATTTAGGGGTGCAATTTTAGGCGTTTGGGATGTTATTAAGTCGGTCGGCAGCTCAATAGGTGCATTTTTTGAAGCAGTCACCACGGGCGATTTCAGTAAAATGAAGGGTATTGACCTAACTAAGTCTTTTGAAGTTGGATTTAAGGGAGGCGTTGATGACTTTCGAAAAGAAAAAGCAGACAAAGAAAGCAAAAACACGCCTGAAAACGCACAAAAAGCCGTTTTATTGGCACAGAAAGAAAACAAAATCGACTCTGTAGGAGAATTAGAAACGGTAATAAAAGACTTAAAAACGCAATTCAAAAACGAAACAGATGAAAAAAAGAGAGGCGAAATAAAAGGCAAAATCAATGACTTTCAGTCCCAGCTTGATAAAATGCTAGGTAAAAGCTTAGCAAAAAATAGTGGTAGTGGAGGCATGGGAACGGGAACTAAAATAGTAGCTGCTGCCCCTCAAAACTTCTATACAAATATTGGTTCGGTAGTCAAAGATTTTAACATCAAAACAGAAAGTTTAAACAACTTGACATTTGAGCAAATACGTAACATGGTGGGCAGTGTGTTAATGAGTGCGGTTAATGATAGTCAAAGAATTGCGGGGGTAAATTCATAAGAAAATGGCAGAAACGATAATAAATGTTGTGACCGATCCAGTCGGTTCAGCGAAAAATATAAATACAGAAAGTGCTGCACTAGTCGGTGTCGGTGTTGCGGTTGGACAGGCAAAACAACTAATCTATCTCCCGCAAATTGTCGTCGGAAGAAACAGGGCAAACAATATTGTATTGCCACAAAAATCGCAACAATTAGACAATTCGAATATTGATGAATTAAGTCTACGATCTGCTTTAGGAACAAGAATTTATAGTAATATTCTGTTCAAGGGCGGGAGTTATTTAGACGCTGAAACAGGCGAACAAGTTACCTATTTCCCTTTAAGAATTGATACGGTTTTGATTGACGTTGCAATCCAAAAGGATATTATGCGGTCTGTCGTAAAAGGCAAAAATTATACCGTAAAAGAGTACATTTCAAGTGGCGATACAGCGATAACCTTAACGGGGAAGTTGGTAAATCCAAGCCCAACGAAATACCCACAAAATGAGGTTAAAAAGTTGATAAAACTTGCAAATGTGCCACAGGCTCTGGAGGTGGAATCATGGGCATTATCGCAACAAGGGGTATTTAATATTGTTATAACTTACATGGAATTAACGCAATCAGAGGGCGGTTTTAATGTGCAAGAATTCACGATTCAGGCATTAAGCGACCCTCCATTAAATTTGTTCTAAATGTTACGACCGATAAGTAAGTTTACCATTACGCAAGTACCTAACAAAGCTTTCCCAAATCGGAATAAAGTCTTTGTTTTTTCGCATTGCATAAATTTTAAAGCGACTTCTACATGGCAAAACATGGCAGATACAGGGGAATTAATAATACCCTTAAAAGTGCCAGTTTTGGATTCTGATACAAAAGGTAAGGTTTATTTCGATGGTAAAAGCCTAGTTTCAAATGCGAATACAAACCCCTTTTTTGTAAGAGGCGATAAAATAAAAGTTGAATTAGGGTACATTTATTTGACAGAGCAAGGCGAGAAAAAACAAATCGAAACGGTATTTATTGGGTACATAACTGCTATTGAGGTTAAAGAACAAGTACGATTTTCATTAATGGATGAAATGTATATTATGCAGCAAACCTTAGCAAAAAAAAAGACGTATAAAAACGTTACTTTAAGGACATTATTGCTTGACCAAATCGGAGATAAATATCAAATTTCTAAATCTGTTATTGAGGCGAAACTTGGAGATTTTGTGATTGACACCAGCAATGGGGCGGTTACAATTGCAGAGGTTTTGCAAGAAATTAGAGATACTTACAAGATTGAAACTTTCTTTAGATTTCTAAACGATGGAAGCTCAATTCTTTATGGAACTGGCTTTGTTTATTATCCCGATTTTCGTTTTGGGAATCGCTCAAAAACTCCCCTGGTCTTTGCTTTTCAACAAAATATCATTTCTGATAATCTGGAGTGGCAATCTACCAAAGATGTAAGGATTAAGGTAATTGCAAAATCTACTAATATTGTAGAGACTAGCAAAACCAATGCGGACGGAAGTAAGCGAACCAAAAAAGAAATACTTACAGTAACGGTCGGAGATTTAGAAGGAGAAGCCAGAACTATTAATAAGGTAGGCATTACAAGCGAATCGGAACTAAAAGAAATTGCGAACGCAGAACTAAATAAGCTATATTACGAAGGATTTAAAGGCTCATTTTTGACCTTTGGTTTGCCTTTGGTTAAGTGGGGAATGGCTATCGAGCTACAAAATAAGCAGCTAAAAGATTTAAACGGAATCTATCTAGTAAAATCGGTTGATTACGAATTTGGCACGGGTGGATATAGACAAAATATTTCTTTACACATTAAAATAGCTGATGGAGACGCAAAAATATACTAACAGGAATATTCGGGATTTTGTAAGGCAGCTTGCAGACCCAAAGGCACGCGAAACACCTTCGTTTGCATTTTGTACTGTTACGTTAGTGGATAAGGTAAACAAAACAATTGATTGTGAAGCGATAAATGAAGACAAAACAGAGTTTGTAAATGTGATGCTAAGCACTGAGGCGAACGATTCTTTCAGTGTTTATCCTGCTGTCGACTCTACCGTACTTATCATGTTCACTTCTTTTCTGAAGATGGTAATTTTGATTGAGGAAGTTGAAAGTTTGGTTTGTGATATTGATAAGAACCATTTCGAAATGGATAAGGATAAGTTTTTGATAAACAATAATGATACGATTATACAACTTGACAAGAACGGGGATATAGTACTAAACGATGGTAGTTTGGACGGAATACCAATTTTGAGCAAAATACAAGCAAATCTTGACAGCATAAAAAGCTACTTAGATACATTAAAAGCAGCTATATCAACAGGCATTAATGCTGTAGGAGTCAGCACGGCGGCAAGCGGAACGGTGGGAGCGACAGCATTTGACACAGCAATGTTAACTGCTATTATCAATTTTGAAGACATGGAAAACACTAAAATAAAACACGGAA